TATGCCTCCACTTCCTTCTACTATTGAAACATTAGCAGGACTTATTGGTTGAAGCTCTAGGGGCGGACTATTTACTGATCCAATGGCTACGAGTTCTGCTTCTCCAGTTATCAGATAGTTTTTCCCTAAAGCTTCAAAGAATAAATCCTGTGTATAAAACGGACTTGGTGCTGCGAGTAAATCTAGTATTGGATGTTTATCAACTATCTTGCCATTGATTTCTATTACAGGCTGAATAGATGCAAAGGCTTCTGCCACCATATTAACTGGAATACTTACCGCAGTTGATTTATCATATAGCTGCATTGCAGAATTTGGAGTGGCAGCATTGCCAGATGTCCCAAAGATTAAAAAATCACCGAGCTCTTTGCTTGTACCTAGTACAGCGGACTTAGTTTGAACTGCTTTCTTTTCCCAAAATTTATAATTCATGTTGTCACCCGATATTAATCATGCTTTTATTAAATGCTAATTTTTCCAATGCGTATCTTAAGGCATCAATAAGATGGTTGTTCTTATCTTCAAGCAATGGAAGAATTTCACCTGTAAGTTTGTCTGTCTTATAACAATATAATTTCAATTCATCTATCATGTGCTTGCATCGTTCATGCACAACAATAGTATACGATTGTAAAAACTTTATTCCTTCTTCAACTGATCCTTTTCCTTTCTTAGCGGAACGAATCTTAAAACCATGACGGTTCATATAGCTTATTGTTTCTGGTCTTGCACTATCAGCAGTGATTGTCCATTTTCTAGAACCTGCTACCCTATCAAACATGCTTGGAGTGTCATCTATTTCAATTCCAATTCCATATGCTTCTTGGTCTATATATAGTATACGTTTATCATGGTCAGCCCAACACCGAACAAGTGTATTAGGGTCGTTAGCAAATCCCCAATCGGCTCCATAGTAAAAAGTTTCATCAGGCTTAGGAACAATGTTACCATCAATTTTCCATTTCTTAATTACCCGTGCTTCGGAATGCTTGACTGGTAGCCCTTTCCAAACATGTTCATACTTTTCATAGTCATGCTTTCTATCATATTCCATTTCTTCACGTAGTATTTTCGTAAAGTATGGATTTTTATCGTAATTAATATGATGAACAACTGCGTTAGTTCTAGGTTCGCCATCTAAAAACATTTTATCAACTGGATCAGTAGCTAGATTTCTATTAAAGCTAAACCAAATTTCAGAACCTTCTGTTCGTATGGTTGGTATAAGAAAATCTAAGCTCATTTGGGAAACAGTATTTGCTTCCTCTATCCAACATATTGTGACACCTTCCATTGACTTAATTTTTTGCGGATTATGCCATAACCCTGAAAATAAAAACGTAGAACCAGTAACTAAACACACTACAGCATCCCGAGTAATGTGAAAGAATTCGCTAAAGCCCATTAATTCAATTTGATCACTTATTAACTGTTTAGCTGAGTCCTTTATAGATGCCTGAAATTCACGCGCACATAATATTCTTTCTGGAGCACTCATTGCCCTTATAATAAGAGCTCTAACTATTGACCATGATTTTGCTGAACCACGACCACCATGATAAACTTTAAAACGCATTGGAATGAATAAATCTTGAAAAGCCTCAGGGAAATCTAGGTCTATGTCAGGTTCATTCAATACGGCGTTCATTTTTTAGTGCCGACAAAATGAATATTGATATTTGGAGGTAATTTAAATCCTCCAGTTTTACCATTTTCAGTAGGATCTTTTGTCATGCGTTTGATTAATACTTCTGCCGATTCTTTACTTGATTTATCTGTCTTATATACTGCATCATATAACATTTTTTCGCCAAGCTTGGAGATAATAAGCTGACGAATATAATTGTGTATGCTCTGTAATTCAACATGATGTTTATCTACATCAAAAGGAATAACCAACAACGATTCTTGAAAACTACTAAGGATACAAGACAACTCAAAGTTTTTCACAAACGGCTCAAGTTCTTCGCGCTCTTTATCATCTAATGATTTTAGAAAGCGGTCACCTCTATGGGAAATGTCCTTGTATTTATCACGCATGTCTTAAAAAATCTGTAGTAAGCTAATTGGCAGCATAGCACAACAGATAAAGGTAAGCAAGCTAAGTTTTATCATGATTTTCTAGAACTTTTGATGCCCATTCTAAAAATATTCTTTGTGAAACTCTCATATGTCCACGTCTACATCCTATTTCCGTGGCGGATATTAGAAACTCCCATGGCTTTCTGTTTTGACGAAATGCGACTACAGGGACAGGGTCTGTGAAACTCTTTTTCCCTGCGACACGAACTTGCCTCCACCATGAATCAAAGTCCAGTACTTCACATCGTTTAACTTCAAAGAAAAAAGGTTCTATATCGGTTACGTCTGAACCTCCAGAACGAACCTGTTCTAGATTTCGTTGAGGCATTGGAATATTCATATTATCGTAAAGCCATTTACAAAATTCACGTTCACCTGCTGCCCCTTTAGAGCGGACGTTTATCTTCCTCATTTTTCTATATATCCTTTGCCGTCACACACATAACAGTCCATCCAATTTTCTCTATTGCATAATTGAGCAGGCTGATACCATTCGCCTTGTGAGCCTTTGCATTCTGTGCAAATTTTATATGATTCCCAGAACAATTCTTGCATTTGAATAAAATCTTTTTTAGCTTTTAGCAATTCATTAATATGAATATCAAATACCTTTTCGTTACCAAAACCTTCTGCAGCATGCAACAGGGAATTCTTAGTATGTACGCTGCCAGAAGACCTTACACCTTCTAAGGCAAAACTAACTTCAATAGATGGAGCTCCCTCCACATAAACATTAGTTCTCCATTTATCACAAATCTCCTTCATTCTTTTTAGAATGCCGATTTCCTTTTCATTTAAGTCTTTAGCCTTGCTCATTTCAACTGCCTCTTGATATTGACCATTCCATAGATAGGTCGGTAAATTTAGATATTCGCTTTTCATTACCAAAATATAATAGCTTCACCAATCATGCCTATAACCAATAGGATAAATCCTATGACAAACGTGAAAAGAGCTTTATAGTTTTCTGATGAATCTTCTTTTTTCCCTTTAATCATAAGGAAGATTCCAACAGCGATAAATAAACCCATTACAATTATTGCAAACATATCTTTCTCCTATATTGAAAATATTAATATTAATGTTAAATTTGCGATTAAAATTATAATGAATAATTTCAACCAAGAATTGTCCCTATATGATGTCCTATCATCTATCCTTTTTGATGTATCCATTTTAATAGTGCTCCTCTTTATTTTCATTATTGTACTCATTGCAATAGCTTCCTTATCATTTGAGCCATTTTATCTTCATCTGTAAATTCGTCTTCTTTATCTTTCACAGATAACATCACTGCTTCAATGACTTTTGAGTAGTCTTTATGCTGTGTGTTATTATTAATGATTTTCATCATTGAATTAACTGCTTCACCAGAAACTTGAACTCTTGAAAATTCACCTATTACCAATAGAGCATCCTTCTGCTTTTGATTTAGGTCTTCGGCGAAGTATACATTTAAAGCTTTATCACTTCCGTGCAATACGGCGATTTGCTGAAACTCAGCGAGCATTTCTCCAAGACGTTCCCAGTTCTCTCTTTTCATTTTATTATACTTGGACGGATGTCGCTTATTATATAACCGAACTTTCCGTGCCATTGATTTTGCGAATTCAGTTGGGAAATAATCCGTTGCATCAGCCATTTTCTTTTCTCCTATCTATTTCTATGTGTGTAACAGGGCTACAGAGATTATATTACTATATCCTATTATATTTTCTAATGATATAGCCCTAAGTTGTTGTTTTACATCTCTTTAAAGAGTTCTTATATATATTTATATTATTATATTATTAAAAGAGAGGTTTATATCATTTATATTATTTATATTACTTTTTATTTTTAAAAAAGCGGGCGTAAGTGGAAAATCTAATATAAAAGTATAAGTCCAGTAAGACGTTGTTTCTAATAAAGTTTTTCCTATATTACAACAAATATAAATAATATAAACAGGCTGAAAATTCCTGATTAACCTTATAGAACAACAACTTACGTTATATTTTTTGCTAAGTGCTTGTTTACAATATAGAATTTGGATTTTCATGATGGGAAACCATAGTATTTCGTTTTCTTATTTTCGATTTCAACTTCTAAAATCACTCCTTGAATCTCCAATGCCTTAATAACCTTATTGACTCGCTCAGTTAAATTCTTCATA